TATTTAGATCAATAGCAAAGGCGATAAGGGTTTTACATACTGACTACAAGACAATTATGTCTGCAATGAATCCAGTAAATAAGAAACGATACAAACATAATGACCGACTTTGTGTTGTTAGATTGAAAAAATGACCCTAATTTTGCTTTATGCCATTAATACCTTTACCTAAGTTGTTAGAAAAAACCCAAAAGGTAGTTAATGCTTATATAAGAAAGCGAGATGAAGGATTGCCTTGTATTAGTTGCGGAAGCTATAATGGTAATCAAGCTGGACACTACTTTGCAGTTAAAGGATTTAGTGCTTTAAGGTTTAACGAATGGAATATCCATTTGCAATGTGCTGGATGCAATATGTATAAACATGGCAACCAAGCAATGTACCGAATAGGACTTGTAGAAAGGATAGGTGAGAAGGCGGTAAAAGAGTTAGAGTTTGAGGCGGTTAACAATAGGCTAAAGAAGTGGACAAGAACTGAATTAAACGAATTAATTGACAGATACAAGTAACATATTTCAAACGTGCAAAGAGGAGGTTATAGCTGGATATTCTTGCTATTCTTTTGTTATTGACGGATGCACTCACTATGTATTTGGCGAAACACAAGAACAAGCATTTGATTATTTAGCAGACTTAATAAACAACTATGGCGAAAGTAAGCAGCAATAACAAGGTCAGCTTTGGCAAAAGAAAGTGTGGCAAGTACAAAAAGACATCTGGTCCAAAGGACAAGCCAGTTAAACCATATAACAAACAAGGGCGATGAAAGACACTTACGGCAAGAAACTATATACTTGTAAATGCGGTACAGTTACCGAAGGCTACCTATGGTTTGGTAAGATAAAAGAAACTCAATTTGAATGTACTAAGTGCGGCAAATGGGTAGGCTATGACAATTTAGAGAAAAAAGTAGATAGTATAATATCAATACGAACTCCAACTAAAAACCGATAATGAATATAAACGAAATCAAACCTAACCCAAGCAATCCACGCAAGATTGACGCTGAAGACTTTGCTAAGTTGGTTAAGTCTATTAAAGATGACCCAAAACTATTAGAAGCAAAGCCTTTAATCATAGATGAAAACAATGTAATCTTAGGTGGCAATCAAAGGTATCGTGCTTGTTTAGAATTAGGCATCCAAGATGTACCTGTTATTAAAATGGCTAACTTAACAGATCAAGAGAAGAAAAAATTACTTGTAATTGACAACACTCACTATGGAATGTGGGATATGGATATGTTAGCAAACGATGATTGGTCCGTTAATGATTTAAGCGAATGGGGAATTAATGTTGACTTTCTCGTTCCAACCAATGAAGAACCAAAATCAATAGACAATACTAAGAAAGGAACTATTTGCCCTAATTGTGGCATATCTTTGTAAAATAGTGAAAAAATAGTGAGATTATGGCGAACATACAAAATTTGACCCCATTTAAAAAAGGAGAAGTTGCAAATCCAAACGGAAGACCTAAAGGAGTTCAAAATAGTAAAACAAGATTATTAAGGTTGCTTGAGTTGGTGCAAAAGAAGAAGAACCCAATTACTGGAGAAGAAGAAGATTTTACTGTACTTGAATTGATGGATATGCAAATGATTAGCAAGGCATTAAGAGGCGACCAAAAAGCATACGAGGCAGTAGTTGACCGATTAGAGGGCAGACCAAAACAAACAACAGACATAACCGCTGACATAAAGGGTAATGTGCAAATCACAATAGAGCCAGATGCAGATTGTCAACCAATTAAAGATTAAGGCTACTCCTGTTTTTTATGCCAATAAAAAGGCATACGAGGAAGGTTATCCTATAATATGCAATGAAGGTGGGTCAAGGTCAAGTAAAAGCTATTCGGTTGTTCAACTACTAATACACATTGCATTAACCAAGCCTAATACAAGAATATCCTTTGTATCGCACTCACTTCCACATATTAAGCGAGGAGTTTATAGGGACTTTAAAAACATACTTGAGCAATGGAATATCTGGGATGAAAAGGATTTTAGATATACGGATTTTATTTACACATTTAAGAATGGATCATACATTGAGTTATTTGGCTTAGAAGACCCAGATAAAGCAAAAGGACCAGCAAGGGATATACTATTCGTAAACGAGGCAAACTTAATTAGCAAGGCTTTATTTGACCAGCTTTTGATTCGTACAACAGGACAAGCGTTCTTAGACTGGAATCCAGCGGACTTTATCTCTTGGGTTTATGAAATAGCCGACAACCCAAATAATAAGCGAATTCATTCTACCTATTTAAACAACATAACTAATCTAAGCGAAAGTCAAATAAGAAACATTGAGCAGTACAAAGATTTGCCCGATGACTTTATGTGGAAGGTTTATGGCTTGGGTCAACGAGGTTCGGCAAAGGAAATTATATACACACAATGGAAGCAATACGATGAAGCACCAGATGGAGATGTATTTTATGGCTTAGACTTTGGTTATGTTCACCCAGCAGCACTTATAAAGGTTACCCATCACGAAGGACAGAATTACTTTGAGGAAATAATATACCAAAGCGGATTGACTCTTAGTGATTTATCAAGACTCATTAAAGAGAAGCTACCAGAACGAGCGACAATATATGCGGATGCTGCCGAGCCTAAGTCTATTGAGGAACTTTATCGACAAGGCTTTAACATTAAACCAGCCGTTAAAGATGTATGGGCTGGGATTGTAAAGATGAAGTCTTATCCAATAAACTTGCACTACAATAGCAAAAACCTAAGAAGGGAGTTTATGTCTTACAAATGGAAAAAAGATAAAAACGATAACGTTATCGAGGAGCCAGTAAAGGCAAACGATGACTTAATGGATGCCTGTCGATATGCCGTGTTTACACATTTAACCAAGCCGAAATTTGAAGTATCGGTATTTTAGGATAATATTACTAACTTTGTTTAAAATATACACAAATGGGTTTACTTGACTTTTTTACTAAAAGACAAAAATTATCAACTGTTTTACCTCAAATTCCTTTTAACGGACAAGTAGCAATACAACAAGGGATAATAACTTGGCAAGGTGGTGATAATATTAGTTTTGTTCGTGATGGATATTCAGCAAATGATATTGTTTACTCTATTGTAAAATTAATTACAGATAAAGCAAAACTTGCTCCATTCCACGTTTACAAAGTTGTAGATGAAGTATCTGCTAAAAAGTATAAAGCTTTAATGAGCCAACCAGATAAGATTGAGAACTGGAAGGATGTGCAAAAGCTACATAAGAAAGCGTTTGAATTATACACTGGTGATGCAAGGTTAAACGAGTTATTAAAATATCCAAATGAAGAAGATACTTTCGGTGACTTCGTAGAGTCTTGGTGTTCGTTTAAGTTAATCACTGGTAACTCTTTTATCTATGCAAAGATGATTGAAGGCGGCAACAACGATGGCAAACCATTTGAGTTGTATGTATTGCCTTCTCAATATATGTACGTGTTAGCAGACATTCAAAACTTCCCTCCAACTATTGCTGGGTATCAATTGAATTATGGTCCACTTTGGAACTTTACTAAAAAGGAAATATTACAAGATAAATACTTTAACCCACAATGGAATACAACTGGGAATCAATTATATGGTCAGTCACCATTAATGGCTGCTGCGAAAAACTTAACTCGTTCGAACGAAGCGAAGACTGCAGCTGTTGCTTCCTTCCAGAATGGTGGTCCAGCTGGAGTTCTTTTTATGAACGATGATAGGTTCGACCCTATAAGTGGAACACAACAAGCACAAGCACTTAAAAGAGCGGTAAGCGAGAAAGGTGGTTCTGCTAACTTCAATTCAATTGCGGTTAGTGGCTACAAGGTGGATTGGAAGCAAATAGGTTTAAGCCCTGTTGAATTAGATATTATCGAGAGTGAGAAGTGGGACATGAAAGCACTTTGTAATATTTATGGAGTACCTTCTCAATTGTTAAACGATGCAGACAATAAGACTTATAACAACCAAAGAGAAGGCGAGAAAGCATTGACAGTTCGTTGTGCTATTCCTTTGTTAGTTGGTATTAGAGATAACTTGAATCGTAAACTACATTCCGATTGGGGTTATAGAAATAGTGATATTTATGTTGACTTTGACCCAACTGTTTATAGTGAATTAGAAGCAAACAAAGCGGAGCAAGTAGAATGGTTAGATAAGGCTTGGTGGATTGCACCTAAGCAAAAGATGGATATTATGGGCTTAGAGATACCTCCTTACATAGATCAAACTGAAATGGAAAAATTATACATTCCTTCAAGTTTACAATCACCAGATGACTTCCAACCCTTAACGCTACCAAATGAATAGCCAAGAGATTATAGATAAGTTATTTGATTTAAAGGTTGACCTAAAAGCCGACCTTAGCGAGGTTATTGATGAAGTTTACGCAAAGTATCACGATACAGTGAATATGTCTTATAGCGAATTAGAGGCTTGGAGCAAGACGGAATGTTCAAAGTTAGCTTCGTTAGACAGAAGCCCAATAAACCGAAATTTGAGGCTATTAAGCACTAAGAAAGCGGATTGGGGTGCAAACGAGGTAAAGAACGCTAACAGAACGATTAGCTTTGTTAGTAGAATGAAAAATATGGAGCAAGGGCAACCTGTAAATAAAACTTGCCCATCTAAGAGGGATATATCCTTAAAGAACTGGGCATACAATCCAAATAAATAAATATGAATTACGCACAAAAGTTCGTAGAGTTAGCTAAGCAGTTAATAAGCGAAATCAAGAAAACAACAGGCATTAATCGTAGTGGAATTACACAAGCTGCATCTTTGATAAGTCAAGGCAAAGTAATTAGTTCAAGAAGCTGGAATCCGCCAAGCGCAGCAGAGGAAAACGCATACATTGAGGAGAACGGAATATCTGCTTATGGTAAATGGTTTTTAGCTATTGACGCAAACGCTGACATGGAAACAAAAGAACATTGGCACTATATTTATACAAGTGATTTTGTAAACGTTGACAGAGCGGGACTTATTGCGATAAGACAAAGAGCTGGGCAACAGAATCAAACAGATGTATTTAATGCAGCTGGTAAGTTACTTGAAAAATTAGACGCATAATGATTTGGAGCGACTATAAAAAGTTGTATGCAAACGCATTAAAGACCTATTCGCCTAAGTTCAAAAAAGAACTACAAAGGCAAGTAGATACTTATTGTGATACCCAAGATTTAAACGCTATAAGCGACAAGAAGATAAAAAAGACCATCCAAAACCTTCATATTGCAATGGGGGTTAAGATGGCACAAATTGCCGAGAAGAACGTATCTAAGTCTGTTAAAGGATATTACGGACCAGAGGAGTTTAAGAGTAAGCAAACGGATTTATTTACTTATGTTATGTTGACTTACCTTGAATTAAAAGGCTTAGATAACATAGCAGCAGAGATAACTCAAACAACTAAAAACCAAATTCAACAATACTTAATGAAGTCGGTTGAAGAAGGTTTGACGATGCAAGAAACAATAAAGCTATTAAGAGGTGCTGGGATAACAGATTACAGAGCGGAGATGATAGCAAGAACAGAAACAGGCAGAGCAGCGAACATTGGCTCAATGGTTGGCACGGCTGCAACTGGACTTGTAACTATGAAAGAGTGGATAGCAGCGAGGGATAACCGAACAAGACGTGTACCAAGAGATAAGTTTGACCATTATCACATGGACGGAATAAAAGTACCTTACGATGAAAAATTTAATGTTAAAACTAAGAATGGAGGTTTTGAGCAAATGCTACATCCTTGCGACCCAAGTGGAAGTGCTGGCGATGTTATCAACTGCCGTTGTACGTTAGGTTATGAAGCGGTAAGAGGCGAAGATGGCAAGCCTAAAAGGTTGCAAAATAACCCGCCAAGAGGAGATATGGGGTTGGTATGGAATTTAATAAATAACGTTGCTTTGATGCAAATATCTAATTTAATAAGAGATTTGTTAGCA